CTGAACCAAAAGCAACCCCCAGAGTTATACTCTTTGGTTCATTAGAATCTTCAGAATCATTAATGATGAGTTTATCGTTTGCAACTGGTGTTGCCTTTAAAGCAATCGATGCAATTTCACCAGCAATATTATCATGTAACGCTGTGGGGTCACTACCAGTAGGTTTAAAATAAGCACCCATAATTATCTCCCTGTTATACTGAATACAATACCAACTTGACCTGTTGTAGTAGCCTTAATTCTTGGTATTTTACTCGTTTTTGTTCTTGGAAAATCAATATCAAGAGCAAGTCCCGCACCTAAAGGTACGAAGTCGTCACCTTGTTGCCCAGAAATAAAATTCTCACCACTGATATTCGTAATAGTAAGACCTAGTATATTTTCATGTTCACTCAAAATACCTACGTCTATAAGTGCTTCTGTTGATGTTGTCGACTGCAATGCCGTTCTTATCGTTTTACTAATCATTTTAACTCCTATACTGTTTTAAAATTTAATATGAAATCAAAGGAATCACAATCGTATCCTGAAGATTTAAAATCCAAAGGGTCTGTAAGAATGTAACCATTATATTCTGTTCCGAAATAATCTGTATATGTAATCTCTTCACCCTGTGTTGATAATATGAAAGATTTTAAAAGGGTAACATCGGCTGTCAAGATACCTTCGAAACTTAAATCAAAGGTTCTTGATGCTGGTGTGTTTATATACGTTCTTAATGAACCATCCATAGTTCTTATTTTTCTTACTCGTGTATTTAATATATCTCTGTCATCCTTTGCTGGATTCCTTAGAGTAACGGATAAAGCACCTTGACTGAATGTTATCATAATTCCTCCAAACCAAAACTAACAGTGTAATCACAGTCATATCGGTGATTTGTAATAACAAGTTCCTTAACATCTAAAATAACATGCTTGGTATTAGTTTCAGTGTCACCATCCCAATCACTATACGTAAGAGCAAGACCTGCGTTTTCTATTGCGAAGTCTCTTAATTCTATTACTTCAAGTTTAGTCATAGGTCTAAAATTCTGATTATATGAGTAAACAGGTAACCAATCACTTAGACCGTGAGATGTTCCACCTCGTGATTCTCGAATAATACTGTTTGTATTCATAAGTTCATTATTTCCTTTAAGTGGATCACGAAGTACAACACTTGTTGACGTTATAGCACAGGCTAATCTCTTCATCTGTTCCCTCTTAGTGTTATTGTTCCACGTTGCAATTCACGGTTTAACTCTCTTGCAATGACTTGGGCATCAATAGACTCATTACCACTGGTACTAATACTAACGTTCAAACCCCCATTTAATGTAGTACTATTGGATGTTGATGTCCCACGATTCATTGCGGACAACTGACTATAATATTTTTGAGATGCACCTGTGTTCATTACCATTTCTCCAGGACTTAACATTGCTGGTACAGTATCCGTACCATTAGAGAAATGTCGAACTAAGCCACCTCTCGCAAATTCATCAAAGCCCCTGAACAGGGTATCTTCCCAAGTATATGGAAAACTTGATTCAGACTGTCCCTTTTTTATTATTTCCTTAACAGTTGTCTTATTAATGATGATATCAATAACCTTATTATCAGGTAAACCCAAAATAGCCTGAGCCATCTCCTCGATGGTTGCATTAGCTTGAAAAACAGTATCTTTTAAAGTGTTGAAAGTTTGAATACCTTCAACGTTTTCTAAAGCACCTTTAAGAACTTCTAGTGCTGCTGGTAAACTCTCTTTTAGTTGTGTTCCAGTATCATTTAATGTCTTCAAGAAATTTTGAAGGGCAGGTTCTTCTTCTTTACCACTAAACATTGATTTGAATTCTTCAATGTATACCTGAAGTTCAGAACCAAGAGTTTTTAAATTTTCAAGACTACCAGGCGTTGAATATTCTGCATTAGCTAACTCAACTTGTAATCTTGTAAATTCTTGAGCCTTAGCAATTAAATCCTTATATTTTGCGATAGTCTCTGAGCCCATAATTTTTTCCCGTTGCTTATCTTCACCAGGAAAAAGTATTGGAGAGATTAGTGAACTAGTTAATAAATCACCATAAAGAGAACCCCTATTAATCTGGGGGTCACCAGTAGCTTGCAAGTCATCAGGTACATTACCAACCAATATTTTTTCAAATAATCCAGGTTTCTCAATAGCATCAACACTAGATTGCAATAAGTTAGACATTTCTTCTATTTGTCTACTAACCTCCTTTAGTGTAGTTCCTGTATCATCGATCACCATCTGAGTAGCTAATGTATATTCAGTTGCATTCTTGGTCATTGTTTTAATGGCTTTGTTACTTGCAACAATATCCGCTTCATTTGTCAGTTGTTCTGCAAGACGATTTAATTCTAATAGTCGAGACTTAACAGCCTCTTTACCATTTTTAGGTTTGAAGTCCCTTAATAAGTCTTGTTGTTTTTTAATCTCTTTAAGAGCCTCAACTGGATTAGTACGATCTATATTAAGGTCACTTTGCAACAATTTGATACCTTCAAGGTCTTTAAGATGTTGTTTCTTGAGATTAAATAATTTCATCTCATTTGTCATCCGAGCTTCGTGAGCCTTAGCATCCATACCCTCTAAAATTACCTTGAACTTCTCAAGAGTTTCTTGACGTTTTGCATCAAGGTCTTTACCCCTAACCTTAGGGATAACTTCTACCTTGTCTCTTGCATCCTTAGCTATTGCATCCTTAGCTATTGCATCCTTAGCTATTTTAATCTTCTTCTTCTCGATAGCAAGTGCATCTTTTGCTGCTTGTAATTGGACTCTGGCAACCTCACGGGCAGCACCAGCTTGGGCAATACCTTTTTGGTCAGCACCCCTCACTTTCTCAAAGATACGATTTGCATCACGTATCTCTTTCTTTAATCTTCTATTTCTTATTTCTGCATTACGTCGCTCTGCAACAGTACCACCATTCTGAAAATCAAGAGCATCTTGTTTTTCTTTTCTGGCTAATCTCTCTTTCAATTTGACAAGCTTATTAAACGCTTTTAAGGCTCTATCATTAGCCTTACCACCACCCTCGAAGCTGACAGGCTTACTTAGAATATCCTTGAGTCTCTTAATTTCTTTTTTAGCTTCAATTTCTTTTGCATCAAATACCGCTTGTGCCTTACCTAATTGGTCAACTAATTTTTTACGTTTCTGAAGAATAGCAATCTGAGTCTTACCACCCTTAGACAATAAGTTAATCCTTTGTTCTTCTAAATTAATGATGGATGACATTAAGTCTTTAACCTTATCAAAATTAGCGGGATCAAGTGCCGCCTTCTTTATCTGGTCGTCTCTTTTAGCAATCTCTTTATCAATCAGAGCAAGTTTGCCTTTCAAATCTGATGAGTCTAATTGGAATTTGAACGATAAATCTTGTATTCTTAAATCTTCTGTGTCTAAAAAAGATGTAATGTTTCCTTTCAGTTTCTGAAGTTTGGATGTTATACTCTCTAGTTCTGAGAGTTCTTTAGCCTTGATGTCCTTGTAAATAGAAAGAGATGCTTTCAACGCAAGAGATGTTTCACCTATATCCTCAAGAATCTCACTCGTTACTTTCCTTGATGCTGCTAGACGTTCAGCACCAATTCTTTTCTGTTCTTTGGTGAACTCTTTAAAATTATTATGAAGGTCATTGAGACCATCACCAACCTTATTAAAGGCATCCGTGTTATCTTCTGCCCATTTATCTGCGTCAATAATAGCATTATTATAAGCAATCGTTGAAGCTAATGACATCTTCGTGTAAGCATAACCAAGCAAACCAACCGTTGCAGTAACACCAGCAATTACTGGATTCATGGCAGCAAGGGCTCCGATACCTATAACAGCTGCCGCAAGGCCACCAGCAAAAACGCCAGCAAGAACAGTGGATAGTTCAATAATATACTTACTTAAATTGTTAAAATTATTAGTTAATTCTGCTAATTTAGCTAAGGAAGCTTGTCCGAGAGTTTGAGTAAAGAAATTCTTAACTTTATTAGTTTCTACTTCTAAACGTTTTCCAAGATTTGCCATCACGATATCGAAAGCGTTACCAGCACTCACTACAGCGTTGTTCATTCCATTAAGGTCTTTCTTATAAGCCTCTAAGTTATCACCACCAGCCAGCAACCCACCAGTTATTGCCCTTAATCGTCCATAGAGTTTACCTAATTCAGTAGTTGAGCCTTTAGTTGTTTCTTCCACTTGCTGAAGTACACCATCAAACCCATAAGCCGCTATTGCAGCTTCACCAGAATCAACACCCATTTTATAGAACATCTGACTCATTTCTTTGGATGGTTTAATTAACTTCAGTAAGATATTACGGATATACGTTGAAGCTTCTTTGAATGAAACACCCTGTCGTGTAAAGGTTGTTAGCATTGCCTGTAATTCATTAAGCGAAATACCTAACTTAGAAGAGGGAACAGCTATACGACCCATAGAATTAGCCATTTCATCGAGACGTACTCGACCTAATTCAACAGTCTTGAAAAATGATGCGGAAATTTTATCTGTATCTTCGGCACGAAGACCATAAGCATTGATTGTACCCGTTAGGAGATTAACTGCGTCATCAACACTACCTACCGTTGTAATAGCTAATTTGTTTGCCTCACGTAAAAAATCAAATGTATCGGCAGAATTAACTACTTGGTTCGAGAGAGCTTGATAAGCACCTTCCGTTTGTGTTAATACATCTAAACCAAAAGAGTCAGATAATCCACGAAGAGAGGCAGCCCATTCATTAGTACTAATACCAGAACCTTGTGATATTGTTTGTATTTCAGCAATCTTGGTTTGAAATTCAATGAGTTTTTGAATACCTTCATCAACAGACCTAACAAAGGTAGCTAAAGCTCTATGTGCTAATTGGACGGCAAATAATTTTACAACAGACTTCCAACTTAGGGCTAGTTGGTTTGTGGCTTCAGTACCTGCCTTAATAGACTTAGTATTTTTTCTATAATTTCTTCGTTGTTCAGTCAAGGCAGGGAGCATCTTGTTTGCTAATTCTCTTTGGCTTTTCTGAACTGTTATTAACTGTCTAAGGGCATCTCTTTGAATATTTATTTGTTTAGTACTTCTTGCTAACTCCTTACTCAAAATTGCATATTTTGCAGCACTTTTCTGAGTTTCACTCCATGTCTTCATTGGCTTAGGAGACCGCAATAACTCCATTCTATGTGCTATAGGGTCAGAAGCCATCTCACCCAGAGCCTTACTACCAATGACTGTTCGTGTTGGGAGAGCATGAGGTCTTAAATTTCCAAAATTAGGACGTGCCATTGCAGGTTGTGCTGTCCCTTGTCTATATGCTTGGGATGTTATAGTACTTAAAGCCATATCAGTAGATAGTTTTTGAACAAGAGCGCTCTGATTTTTAAGAGCACGTATATTTGCCTCATTAACTAATTTTGTACTAGCAAGTGTCCTTGCCTTTTGCGTTGTTTTTTGAAGACTTGCTCTTAGACTATCAGAATATCGTGTTGTCTCCTTTATAGCATTAGAAGAGACATCTAATTTTTTAGCCATAGCTGTGATAGCATCACCAAGAAGACTGTGTGCTTTCGTTGAAGCCTTCATGCTTGTAATAGACCTTGCTACGAAATCATTACGTCTTTGTTGTGCTACTGTTAATTGCTTGACAGCTTTCTCTAGTTTTTTGTGAGAATTATACGAGGCATCCATTTTAGCCTTTGCTACTATCCCAGCATCAACGGCGTTTTTTTCTTTTTTGGTCAACTCATCATAAGACACACCCAAAGAACTTATAGCAACCTTAGTCCTTGTTGTAGCCAGTTCAGCGGCATTCATTGATTTTAAATAAGCTTGAACATCTGCTGTAATTGTAACATCAGCCATATTTTTCTCCTAGAATAAAGCTTCTTTAGCTTCAACTAAAGGGCTACTTTTACCAGTTTGTAGATAATTAGTAATTTTACGAACATTAATGGTCTTGACAAAATTCTTCTCGAAGTATGTAATGAAAGCATCCTTACCAACCTCAAGAGTCCCCCATTTATTCTCCCATTTGTCCCATTGGTAAACACTAATGTCAAATTTGAATACCAGATTAGGAGCATCTTTACTCCCGAAATTTAGAGTATAATTACGTCGACCATCTTGGTAACCTAGCTCTTGTGATTTATGTATACCTATTTGAGGTGTGCCGCCCATAGAGACATACCATTTCGTACTTGGGTTTGCTACAGGTTTTAATTTGCTAAGTACAAAAGATTTAAGAACTTTACGGGGGCTATCGGAGGGTTTTTGTCCCCAATTGACATCATCAGTCAAGCCAATTAGAGACGCTCTAGACATTCCAGTATTTATGTGAATCACTGGAATTACGGCAGTAATGAATGCTGCCACAGAATCCTTCCAGAGTCTTACAATACGATTAAAAGAGTACTGTTTTATAAGACCCTGTGGTGCTTGTTGTATTTTAGGTACTACTAATTTGTACATCCTTGCTCCTCATATTCTCTAATATTATTATACGCAATTAGTGAAGCTAGAGCCTTAGATGCAGTTAAATCATTTTCCATTTCATCCCATGTAGGTTTACAACCTGGTGGCAAAATACCAAATCGCTCGCAAGAACGCCATATCATATATGAGAACTTGCGAAACTTAGGGATTATTGGTCGACTTGCTCCTTCGGAGCTCCAGCTAAAAAATCTTCTGTTGCCTGTTTTATTTTCGCTTCATTAAAGCCACATGCAGTCAATACGGCGTCAAAAATCATATTCTGCTCCATTTGAGAAATACCAGAGTCATTTAATTCTTTTCTGTAATTTTCCCAAGTCTCTGGTTTATCCATTTCTACAGTTTCCCATTCCAAACCTTCAGTTGCTTGTAAGCTAGTAAGAACTAACCAAGATACTCTACGGTCACCCCAGACCATTGCGTCCTTTTTATATTTCTTATCTTCCACGTCGTTAATGATGACACCAGCTCTATCCCTCTTCTTACGAGGAACAGGTTCTGGACAAATTTTATCAAAATCATCATAACTACTAACATGCTTTGCTTTGAAGATGATATCCTTTTTTTGTCTTGGTAAAACTAAAACTACTTCGTCGTCTGCCGTTACTTTCTCGCCCTGTATTATCATATAATTACCTCTCTTTTAATAATTTAGAGTATTAAAAACGATTGACCCTATATCAGGGTCAATCAAAACTATTTAGGATGATGATGATGTCCTTACTACATCAGCTTGTTTACTATTACATTTTCCAGTACACGCAATTGATGCCGCACTCGCATCGTGGTTTAAACCCTCCCAGCGAAACTTACCAAGAGTAATTGTTTCAATGTTATCATCACATGCTTGATTATCTTGCACAATAACTATATCACAAGCGTAAGGGGCACAAGGGTCTGTAATATCACTTGATACCCAAGATGAGCAAGTTCGTATTCCTTTAATTGCATCCTCAACTGATTCATTACCAGTGATGCCTGAAACATAATCCCATCTAAAATCAAGTGAAACATCTACAGGGACATCATCCCCTTCACGTGTGGTGTCAAGAGTACCTTTATTAAGATGGTACTCGATTGATCGTTGTTCATTGTAGGTTAAATTACCTTCGCCTATTGTTACTTCAATTGTATTAGGTGGTGTTGAACCATCCTGAATAGTAATCGTCGTATTTTTTAGATCGATAGGTGCAAACGCTGAAACCCAAATGTTTTTATACATTTCTATCTCCTTAAATATTCTTGTTTTTAAAATAGAAAGAATACTTGGCATTTACAGACGCCTGTAATGTCGGAGTATCTTTCCCGATTTGACCAAATTGGTCAACCCGAATGAGTTGTCCTTTATCATATTGAATAACAAAACATCCGAAATGAACACCAGTATCTTGGATACCAGTACCATATTTAAATAAACCTATCCGTGAATGAAATGCACTACGAGCTATACCTATTTTCTCCTGAAGAGTGTAAAAATTCTGGTTATCTTGAGCCTTAGTAACTAGAAGGTTAATCTCTATATTTGCTTGGTCACCTCCACTATATGACACAAAATAAGGGCCATTCATTCTTACTTCAACACTAGCGTCTTTTTTCTCATTCATTTTATGTTCACCTTCAACCTGAATTGGTATAAAAGGTGAAATCAACGTAACAAAATGATTTGCTATTGATGAATAAATCCAGCGTTCTAGGTTCTCGTTGTACATGTATATACTCGTTATAGTGTTTCAATAGAATATGGGTCATTATTCATATTTGAAACGTGTTTTAATTTCAATAACCAACCACCTACTTTCTCAGACTTCTGAGATGTTTTAATCAAGTAAGTTTCTTTACCAAAATATAAGAGGTCATCCAACTCAATAATAAACCCATTAGGCAGGTCATTAATATCAATAATGGCATCTCTTAAATCTTGTTCAAATAAACCACCTTCTGTAAACTTCCTAGATGAAGAAAGGTACGCAAGATCACGGATAAACGTTCTATTGCTCTTTTCAGGTAACATTATTACTCTCCTAATCTTCCAGCGGTCATAACCACGTGTTAATGCACCAGTTTGATAATTAGTTACACCAGCAACGGGTTTAAGTAACTCAGCTGGTTGACCAAAATCAAATTTCAGTGTATATAACAAATCTGAATGACTAGGGAGTAATGACATCTTATCCGTAAAGTAGAGCACCCAAATTGGCATTAAATACTTCAACACCAGCAAGGAGGTCAAGAGTTACAATTGTCTGTTGATTTGTCTGGTCGACACCAATAGTAACACGAATAGCGAGACCATTAGCATTGATGACAGCGGAACGAACACCAAACCCATCAGGTGGTGTTGCAAGAGGACGAGTAATAAATCCAATTGCTTCAGGATGGAATGCAAGGTTATATGAACCATTAGGTCCAAGACCAACAACATCGTTATCATTACAAGTAACCTCAAGAGGTCTATCAAGAGTACCTTCTGTTGTATAAGAGGCTGAACTTTCGAGTAATCCATAATACCCAGTGTCAGTGGCAATAGATACTAATGAACCATTCTGTGGTTTGTTTGATGCATCAAACCCATCCCAAGCAATAGGGATATATGTTTCAGCTTCATAACCAGCTCCAAAATTAATGGCACCACCTGTAGTTGTGGTGACAACATCGTTGTCTGAAACAGCCTCAACTAATCCGGGAGATTCCAACGTAATAGATGTAACCCCACCACCTATAGCAACAATACGATAAGGTTTACCATTAATAACACACCACTCACCACTTACAGGGGTTCCAGCACCGTCAACGGTTAAGACTGTCGCTCCAATAGGATAACCAGCTGCATTATTAATTGCATTAGTTTTTAGAGTATTACCACTCGTAATATTCTTGTTATTTTGGGCACGATACCAGTCTGCACCCATAACACGACCAATTTCGGCTTCCTGTAACGCTCGACCCTCATTATTAATAGAATCAGCTTTAGTGAAAGCATCAATCTTTAGGATATCACCCTTAGATTTAGATGTCAAAATAACGTTACGACTTGAATCAGGTAAGTCGAGGTCATCCATCAAGGTATTAAGGTCAATAACAGTATTCTTATCAATAGCTGTACCCAAAGCACCAACACTATGAGCCATAAATTGGAAACGTTGGGCTAGAAGAACTTGGTCTGTACCACGAGCGATCGCTTTAACAGCTGGTGTTAGATAAGTTGTAAGCAAATCCTCCATAGACATGGTAATATCTACATCATCAAGCATGAATGATACATGCCAATGTTGATCCAGTTTAATGGGTACATTAGTTGCAGCGGCATCCTGTTTAGTGATAGCCCCACGACCTTTACGAATCATATGGAATTTTCCAGGTCTACGAGTGTTCACAACATCACCAAAACGTGCAATCTCTTTTGTGAAATTTTTGTGAACAAGAGGTAACATAACAACATTAGCTTCAACAACCATCAAGGCTTCCTGACCCCAAACTTCTGGGATGAAAGCATCAAGGTCGTTTGCAAAAGCAGGTGTAAAAGAACGAGTATACATTTGAATCTCCATTTAATTGTATTTATTATTTTTTCTGGCTTCCCGATATGCTGCGGGGTCACCCTTTGCTAATTCTGCAAGAGATACTTGACCAACATGTGACCCTTTATGTCCACCAAGTCCACCCTTACCAAACCCTTCAAATAGATTCTTGTGTTCATCCATCTCTTTCATCTGTTTCACAGCTTCAGAAGGATCTAAAACAAGAACTTGGGTTCTACCTTTTTCATCTATAGTACTTAAATTTGTTTTTGGAACATAATTCCCAGTTTCAACGCCAGAAGAGTCTAATTCTGCCACCATTTGAGTATCACGTTCCAACAATCTTACGATTTGTTTGGCATTCATAGCTTTATGTTCTGATGCCGCATCTGATATACTTCTCTGAATTGTGCTGGTTTCATACCTACTTCTCCAGTTATCACGTTCAGTTATTAATTTTTTTGTTTCTTCCGCATGTTTCCTAGTAAGTTTATCCTTTGACTTCTTAGCTAATTCCTCTTGTGTCAAAAGACTATTTTTTAAGGTTTCAACACGGTCATCCAACTCTTTTAAATCCTTAGAACTTAAATTTGAACGCGTCCTTAATGCTTCAATTTCATCGGTTGCTTTCCTTAGAAGTTCTTGTTGTGTCCTTCTTTCAGTTGCAATGAATTTATTGACTTGTTCTTGGGTGAATTTGCCATTTTCATCCGCCTTTATTTCAGTTTCCTTGTTTTTGGTTTCCTTGTTTTTGGTTTCCTTGTTTTTGGTTTCCTTGTTTTCAGTTTCCCTGTCTTCATTCCCAACGAAAGCTGGTACAAAAATGTTCTGATAGATAAAGTGTTTCTTTTTCATGATTTTTTCCTTTGTTTAAACTCGTACCACATTTAATGACTTGCTATTAGCAAGATAAGGTACTAAATAACGCCACGCTATTGATGACATAAGACCATAAGCTATATACGCTTGAAATAAACTCTTATCCCTAGTTGACCTAACGTTTGCATATCCTTGTGAGATAACAGACATGTTACGATGTTCAGCTTCGGGGTCCCTGCCATTCAGAAGAGCGTATGCTTCTTCACAACAGGCAATTAAAATATCTTCTGGTGTCTCTTCGTCATTTCGAGGAAATGCATTAACTTGTGTTAATGTTGTTGGTTTTCCCGCAAAATTTAATAAATTAATGGCTCTCGTTGCTTGCTTTAGAGCTATTAATTTATCTACATCAGAAGACATTGACCAAACAGGTACATCTATTTTTTCAGAGAAATAAGTATTTGCATCATTAACTGTAATATAAGGAGTTGTTGCCATTATCATTTTGCTTCTCCTCTAGTTTTTTTACCACCATTAATGAGGTCATCTTGAGATTTTGCTTTCTCATCTTTACCCTCAGAACCCATAGCTAATTCTGTCATTCTAGCACCATCAAGAATATTGCCACTGGATTGTGCTAAGGCTGTTGCTTTAATTCTCTCAAGACGTTCTTCTTTAGCACGAGAGGCTGTTCCCTCTGGATGCATTCTTGCAATGGCAGCATCTTCAGTTGCTAAAATACCAGTTTCAACATCCTTACGGATGTCGTCTGGTGAAATATAAAGGACACTTACATCATCTATTTCAGAATAAATATCCTTTAATTCTTTCTTAGCACCGATTAGCAATTTAGCAACTTCTTTTGAAATAGAACGTTGATATTTTTTAGAGGGTATTTCAGGTAGCATTGTTAATAAATCTTTAGCCTCTTTTAACCTATCCTCCCGTGTTCTAAGTTCCCAAGTTGTTGGATAAACTATTTGTGTAACATCTGAAGTTTCATAAAGAGCCCAGATTGCCGCAATACGATTTTCTCCATTTTGAAGTTCGAGACCAATATAAGATAAACCACCCTCAATAACATCCTCATCTTTAGTTTCACCTGATAATGACTTAATACTCAAAGAACTAATAGCCAGACTTACTAATTCCTGAATATCTTTCTTTAATTCTGCCTGTTTTTTGATACTAGCTTCTAATGGGTCTGTTGATGGACTAATAAATTGGGGTCTTTCCATATTTTTAGGATACCGACGACCCTTTGCAAGACCTACACTAACGTCGTCAGTAGACTCTTTACCCTCTTCTGGACTATCTTGTTTTATTATATGAATGTTGGCTGATCTAGGATCGAATTGTTCTGTATAGAATGGGAAATTAGCATTAATACAGTATGAGATATCAGTTGACGCAATGTTTAAATGAGCTATTTGGTAATCTGCAACATCTACAAGTAATGAATCACTTAATTCAAAAATGACAAATGGTATTTCTGGTAAGTCTAATAGTGCATTACCAGTCTTTTTACCCGCATCATCATAATAAGTAACACTCACACCTTCGTCTATAACTCTAAAGAGTCTATATGTCTTCTTACAACCCATAGGTAATTGTGTTTTAGGGTCTAATACTTCCTCATTATGACATAACATTAGCATTATTAGCTTATTTTGAGTATCATAAACCCAATTTAGAATATCTTCAGCATGGTATGTATAAATATAAGGTCTGTATTTATCAGTTTCAAGTTTTGTGGACTTCGAAGGTATATATTCTTTATCAACATAAACACCTACCTTCCCTATTGATAGTAGTTCGGGTAGTACGTCTGACCTCATGAAAGCATTCATTGTGGATGCACAATTATCAACACCACCATTTATACCATTACTAGCTTCAAGGTATGAAGAGGAACCATTTTGTCTACTTACGTCTGACAATCTCAAGTAAATAGCATTTTGAATGTTATTTAAAGATGCTTTAGCATGTGCTGGACAATAAGACACACGTTTCCTATAAGTAAAATCCGTTGTAGATTCTCGTGATGAAAGTTTATAGAGATATTCGTCTATAAACTTACGACCACCTTGAAATGTTAAACGGTATTTAGTCCAGTCTGATATCTTTGTTAAATATTGTGGATGTTTTGGTATCATATTATATCATGGCTCCCACCTATGCTGGCTGCTAATTGCAAGGCTATTTCATTGTAAGTTCTACTGTGTGCATAATGGTCAGGCTTATCACCCTCAATATAGCGGGCTACAGGGTTACCATATCGGTCTGTTTTATACACCCTAACGGGTTCTTTCACTTGTTCACGGTAAGTCGTGGGAATATCCAAAGGCAACCTTATACGTTTGCCTTTAAACCGACACAACGCAACATCCATCCAAGATGTTCGGTCAACAGAAAGAGTGTATTCTTCATCTGGATGAACTGTCATTTGTTTACCCTGAACTCCTACAGCATAGAAACAGAGTTTTACTAATCCTTCGAAACGTTGTGCAAACTCTGTTGCCTTTCTACGTTCAGGGTTAGCATCAATAATGCAAAAATTAATATTATACTCGAGCATAAGATTATCTAATTCCTCGAAATGTAAGCGAGTTGTAGCTAATAATACTCTAGGTTGAGATGCAATATTGATATCAGTACTGTCTCTATCCATTACCCATTCACAAATTTCAATATTTAATACTTTTCCTACATCAACCCCCATTGTTGTCAACGTGCTTCTTTTGGTCTGTCCCATTTTATGTCCACTAAGACATCCATCTAAGTCTTGGTCTGTTACTCTTGCACCTTCAACGATTTTAGGAAGACCCATTTTAGAATTAAATAACTCTTGCTCTTTACCCGGATGGGTTTCAGCTTCAATAACATTGATGGCTATAGTGTAAGGTGTTACTGTGGGACTATATAATTGATTAATATAAAATCCTCTTGACATTGAACTCTTTCTTCTGGAGTGCCATTCCGCATCTTTTAACCATTCATGCTTTGTTTTATGGGGCAATTTTGTTTTACATTCTTTACAAATTAAATGACTACCTTTTATTGCAACGTCATGGATGTCATCACCCTGAATAACTAGACAATCAGGGAAAATCAACTCCGTCCACCTATTACATGCGGGGCATCTAAAATCAAAATGGTCTTGACTTGATTGTTTAAATGATGCATTTATACCTCTATCAGGTACAGTGGGTGTACTTAATTCAAAAATAGACCATTCTTTCTGTCCTGAGACACGTTCACGAGCTAGTGCTACATTATCCCTATTCATTTCATCTACTTCGTCGAAGATGATGCGTGCTACTGGAATTGATTTTAATTGACTTCGAGACCTTGAACCTCGAATGTAAAGATTTGCACTCCCAGCACGTTTATGATTGATGTTTTTTACTTCACTGAACAAATTAGTCAAATGACTACTTAATTCTAAAGCGGGGTCAAATCTTGAGGATGAAAAATCACTTGCATCTGGTTTAGATGCAGGTAATACGTATAAAACCGACTCTCCCCTAATGTCTATGTCAAAGAACGTTCTATTTAATGCTACCTCTGTGTAGCCCATCTGTGCAGCTTTCTGACCTATAATGAGTTCATCTTGACAATCACACATTTCTCGTGTCCACGTGTGGTGCTTGAAACTCCATGCACCTGGAAAAGGTTTACCACTTACACGATACCTTTCTGTCCAAACAGAACATTTTGTAAGAGACTTACGTAATAAACCTTCTGTTATTCTATGTGTTAATATTGTCATTAATGGATGCACTACTGTAATGCCTTTGTTATACGTTCTGCTATACTATCAATAATTTCGATGTCATCTATTTCTTGTCCAATGATATCAATGACTGTTGCCGCAAATTGTAATACTGTTGTCTTGTCCAAATGATGACCCATTTGACTCTCTAGTTTATGGCAGCTAGTTACTAATTTTTCAATTTTTAATGTTAAGTCTGCTAAATCTTGTGAAGCATAAATCAAATCTGTCTCATCATGACATTGTTCTAGGCGTTCTTCCATTAACATCCTTAGGATACCAATTTCTTCGGTTAATGATTTTATAGCTTCACTATTGGACTTACCTGATACCCTGCCACGCCATCTTGTTAATCGATAATTTTTTAAGTCTTTAGCTTCTTTCGATTTTCTCTCTGAAGAATAATGCTGTTCACATTTAGTAAAGCCCTCAACACTGATGTTATTGCATTGACCACTTCCGAACGTACAACGTCGGGGGTCTTCTAGGTATGTTTGTTCCATAGTATTCAACGATTTTAAGTTTTTGACTAAAATAATAACTCTTTATCCTTCTACCTTAATATACACTGAAAAATACATATATTCTAAAAATTATGATTTTATTTTATTTTAGATTGTTAGCTTGTTAGCTTGTTAGCTTGTTAGCTTGTTAGCTTGTTAGCTTGTTAGCTTGTTAGCTTGTTAGCTTGTTAGCTTGTTAGCTTGTTAGCTTGTTAGCTTGTTAGCTTGTTAGCTTGTTAGCTTGTTAG